TCAGTCTTATAGTCCTGGTGTGTTTCTTTGAACTGACGCTCTACATCATACAAAAGATTCTGTACGATGTCATTGATGACTTCCATATGTCCAGATGATAGACCATTCCAAGATGTACCAGGGAACATATCATCCTTGACACGATTCAGCAGTGCTCGCTTACAATGCCACTGACTATCAAAGATTTGGGTAAATGCTTCCCAGTCGTGATTAGATTTAAAATGGGGGATACTCATAGTGCTTCTACCTTTGCTTTTACAGATTCGGGAGTTGCTCTTACTTGATACGTTACTTCATCTCTACGGGACAGTTCTGAGAGGATCTCAGCAGCAATATCCCAGAGTTCAGTTGTGTGTCTATGATTGTAGGGCCAGTTAGTCATTTGTCATTCTCACAATAAAGGAAATACTTGTATTCTGCTGCCTGATGTGGTGCATACCTTACTATATCACATCCTTTGTATGTGTCAATCACCTCAAAGGATGGTTGACTGAATTGTTCGCCATCACCAACAACCATAGCAATGATTACAAAAGCAAAGGCAGTGATGGCAATACTCAATGCCATACCATTACGAAATTCGGGAGTCATAAATTATCCTCAATCTCTTTATCTATTTCTATGGCACGTTCAATGTTATCCAATACTTGGCGTTCACGTTCACGACGTTCTGCCTCTTCAAACATCTCATCGGGATACGGTTCCATTGTCTTCCATACAGACTGCATAGGTTGTCTACCACGAAGATTCCATGGATCAACATCACCCCATGTTAGCATGTATTCATCTAATGTGAATGTATCGTCTATGCTAGTTTCTTCTACTAACTCATCGTAGGATAGATCTTTGATACTATCAAGATACTCTTCTGGTGTAGGATCTTCCTCTGGATTAAAGTCATCATGGCATAACCATTCATACTCTTTAACCAGAGCATCGATCAGTTGTTGATTGGTGTAGTTCATGCTACTTGATCAGCAGAGTCAAGATTATCAAGGAAATCGAAGTTCCAAGTGCGTTCAATGAATCCAACATCAAATCCAAATTTGTATGCCCAGAACATAATACTCAATGTGCTGCCATTACCTGATTTAATTTGAATAAAGGGCCAACTAGCCCATCCATTCCAACTCACAGAACCCTGGAACAATGCCCAGCGTTTAGTGTAAAGAATCTGAACGTACCAGTCATGACCATAATCATAACGATAGTTGAATTTAATCAGGTTCATTCCGAATCCCACGCATTTTCGTTCAGTGCTTCCATATCAGAATGACCCCAAGGTGGCATGTGATCACCTTTAATCTTGGGTTCAGTCTTGGCAAATGATTCTTCAAGTTTCTTCCATTCTTGATACTTATTATGGAGATCTTCATCCATAGTAAGTTCATACTCAGCACATACCTTACGTTGATCTTCCTCACTCACACAGTCATTGAATACCAACGACATAGCACCAGAGCGAATACTGGCAGGACACATACCAACACAGAGCATGAACTTCTCAAACAGTTTGAAATACTGTTTGGCATTAAGATCAGCAGCAGGTGCTGTGATTAGGTAATGTTCTTCAGGAATGAAGTCATCATCACCAATAGTAGAACCAAACCCACCATAGGAGTGAGTATATGTAGCATCAAACTTGAATTCAACAGTTGCTTCGTAAGTCATTTTGCTTCAGCGCAAATGGTATCAGTGAAGGAGACCGTCCTACAATACAGGACCATCTGAGGTTTGTCAAGCGTTGTTCCCAAGAGCAAAAAGTTAGCGGTTGCTACAATAATGTTAATTGTAAGCAAATACAATTGACCTCTCTTCTTAAGTCCTTCTAATGTTTTAGGGGGATTCCACCATTTCATTTTCCTGTCATCCTATTATAATCGGCATCAAGTTGTGCCCTCATGTCGTAATAACGTTGTTCCCTTAAATTATACAATTTCTCTTTTTCTTTGTCACTTCCAACACCATTCTCATAGTAAGATTCCCATTGTTTAGGTTTCCATGAGTTTACATCTGCTCGAATAGCCTCAATCTGCTTTTGAATTTGATTCAGGCGCTCTTCAATTAATTCCCAAGGTTGCATGACTCTCCTCAATGATTTGATTTATGAATGTGAGTGACTACTTCAAGTAATCCTTCACGGAATAACAATTTACATTCTGGGAATGGAGCATATTTACAATCCCAAGTTGAGGGATATACTGTAATGCTTCCAGTGTGTAGATATGGTATTAGTCTACCGTGGTTACCATTTGGAATCCACTTGAATCCAAGCGGACTAGTCTCATCTTCATAGAAGTCATGTGTTCCTTCATGAGACATCAACCATAGTTGACCAACTGGATCTAACCAGTACATCTCCATCATACAAGACAAATCCTTAGTTTGCAACATCTTTGTGTCGTAACCAGGACCAATAGGATAATGATTCCTAATATTGTCAAACATTCCCATAACTACTCCTAATCTGGATCCTTATTTAAATAAAATCCACGCCAGTCTGCTACTCTTATACAGAGATCAATATCCCACCCCAACTTCCTATTTGCAGATGCAGATCCTCTTGCTTTGTATACCTTACCGTCAGTAAAATCAACAAATGCATGTACCTTTGGTTCATCATCCTCAGTAATCTGAAGTATTTTAAAATACTTCCTATTATCAGCATCTATAATAAACGAACCAAGATCTAGGTTGTTGTCAAGTTCACGTTTCTTGTACTTACTGTCAAGAGACTCTCCCTCTTCTTCGATAGTTCTCTGCAGTATCCAATAAGACTCTCTTCTATAATCTTTTGTCAATGCTAAACAAAGAAGACCAGTCTTAAAGTAGATAGTTTGTTTAAACTTCTCCACTTCTTCTAGTCTTCTTTGATAATCTTCTTCGATCTCTTCTTTGGTCTTAATACCTTTTTTGTAGAGATCTAATAAGTCAGAGTCCATTATGTTACCACATCTATACTATCTAGACATAGATGCAAAGTATTCTTTAAACTTGAATTCTTCTTTTAAATTGTAGTAAAGACGATAGTTCTCTGTCTGAACATAATATCCAGTTAGATCACGACCATCGTCTGTCCAACCGTAACTAATCAATCTCTCGTTAATGTCTTGTAAATCGACTTTTTTGTTTGTGTTGAGATAGTGATTGAAGCGTTGGTGCAGGTTGATCATTAAACAGACCTCGTTGGTTTGTGTGGATATTCTAACAGTATCTAGGGACAAATCAATCAAATTTAATAATCTCTTTGGGATTGTGTAATGTTTTATTAACTATTGACCAAACCTTGGTCCCCACAGTCCAGAATCACCCTCTTTACGATTCTCAAGTTTATCAAAGATCTCATCAACTGTCTTCATTTGATCAATCTTAGATATCATCTCAGCAATTCCATTGCAAATAAAGGGTTTTTCTTGTCTTGCAGCGAACGCCAACGCATTGCGAAGAGCAGATTCGGCGTCATTAAGAGATTCTTCAACAGATTTAGACAATGCCATAACTTTCAATACTTTCAATAATTCTAAAACAAAAATGCCATGAAGTCAAGTCAACCATGTGACAATAGAATATCTGGTCCCCTCTTCCACTGGCATAATCTCATGAGGGTACATAAAATTAGATGGGAATACAATAGCAGAACCAGCACCACCCCTGATCTGAATTTCACGATCAAAGAATGCCATGTTACCACCAATGTAGTCGTCATTTAGGTTAATTGAGATTGATATTGTTCTTGGTTGTTCCTTAAAACTATCAGTGTGCTGACCATAATAACCACCAGTTTCATATCTCAATAGATCATAACCACTGTCAGACTTAAGGAAGCATGATGGGAAGTCTGAGATATATCTTTGTGCTATGCTATTAACCTTCTTAAACAATATCGCATCTATTTTATCACGAGCGTCTTTATTCAATTCCAATACTTCTGGTGTGGAGATAGAGATAATGTCACAATTACGAACTGACCTATCCTCCACTCCTCTACCAGTTAATGCAGATCCCCATTCAGTGGTATGTTGATACTCATTTAAGATCGTTTGACAATCATCTAAACTCAACGCATTCTCATATACTTTGATGTATTGTGACAGTGGAGAATCACTCTTCGGAGTAGCGTTAACAATAGGAGTAGTTTTGGTAGTCTTCTTCACCATATCATCACTATACCGATGATCCTTATCAAAATAATACTTAAAGTATGGACCATTTGTTCTTACATAATGTAAGAATACTTGGGTGCAAGATTCACCCTCAAATGGTTCTCTACCATGTCTACCTACCATACCAAGATAGAGCATGGCATCTCCTGGAGCAAGTGATACACTATTCACTCTACCATCTGGAGATTCAATCCATATGTTCCATATTTCAGTACAATCTAGATTCACAGTGAGAGAGATCTCACACTGAGGTTTATCTACATGTCCAGGCAATACGTTGCCTTCTTTGTATATTCTTGCATAGGAATATGTTGGAAGAACAGATTCACCAATTAGTTGTGTGACTACATTGTTCTTCTCAACCAATAATTCCACAAAAGGAATATAATCAAATTTTGCATCAGAACCTGGGACTTGAGGATCTTCCGACAGTTGATACCTGTCAGTATAATCCTTGAATTGTTTTGCTAAATCTTTTGCTCTTGACGATGATATAAAGTTGGGGACAACTATGTAATTGTCCTCTATCAATTTTTGGTTCATTCTTTATCAGGTGGTTTCTTCGTCTTCTGCAATCAGTTGCTCAATTTCAGATACAACTTGTTCGGAAGAATCTTCTTCAAATAATAACTCAAGATTAAACTCACTGTCAAGTAAATTGAGATCGATGTCATCAAATCCATTTGATGCTTTACCACTCTCTTCACTCTCAGCACCAAGCAATGATTCTAAGGGAACATCATCTACGTCTACTGTATCTGCTTCCTCTACCTTAAAGTGGTTTTCATCTACAATATCATCAAACAGAGATGGATCTGCATTCTCTTCAAAAACAGTAAGGTTATCATATCCATTTTCATATTCAAATGCTCTCTCACTCTCAGTCAGATTACCTCTAATCTGCTCATTGCCGTAGAATAAGTTCTCATGTGCTTCTGCCACACGTTGATGAACTTTTTCCATTTGCTTGTCATGATCTTCTCTCATAGAATCGAGGGACTGTTCATGCCTCTTCTGCATTTCTTCCATCTGATCCTCTAACTCTCTCATCGCTTCATGCCATGAGAGAGAATTTCTCTTCTCTTCTTCCTCTAATCTGCGTCTTTCTTCTTCTTGCTTATCGTTCTCAGCATTCCAATGATTGACATAACGTGCAATTAAGGAACGTGTTGCAGGTGTATTTTGTGCAGTAGATGAATCATACTCTACTTCACCACTCCCTTCAGGAGTGCCATTATCATGCCACTGGATTGCCCAAAGATGCTCAATGTCAGCAAAGGGCCAATTTTCTTGAGTAAACCAGATACCTTTGCCATCAATTGCAATATACCTGTCTGCTTCAATTAAGGTGAACCTTTTCATTCCTCTGATACCTCTCTAACATCAGCTGTTAAAATTTTACCTTCGCTTGCTTGGTGTAGCATTTGTGCCGCAGCAGAGAGAACATTAATATTACTCTCATTTGCCTTTACCATCTCATTTCTAAATGATTCTACCGCAGCGCCTGTGGATCTTTGCTGCTGAGAATTTTCAATTGTCAACATTGGCAACCAAGTAATTGCACAACCCCATTCATCTACTGGTTCGCCCGTTTGTGGATTCATACCCCTAATTTGAGTATACCACGAACACTTAAGACCAATACAGTCCTTCTTAATAAGGGGGCAATAATTTCCTGGTTTAATTTGTGCCATAATAATTCACTTAGTTAATTTAGTATAACATATTTAGTTCAATGAACATAGTATAATGTCAACATACCTCACTGCCAAATCAATACCTGTTGAGGCGGTATCATTAATTGTAGCAGATCCTGAGAATGGGTGACTATGTGATCCACCTCCACCTGCAGGACCAGTAGCATTGGATCCACTGACTTGTCTAGCACCAGCGTTACTAAAAGGTGTTGATCCGCTTCCACCAGTTGGACCAAATAATGATGGGTGAGTGTGATCTGGTAATTGAGTCAATGAAAGTGTATGATTACCAATATTCTGTCCTGTTCCAGGTGCCAGATTAATTGTAAATGTATCGTTAATGGTTGTTATTAACTGTCCACTACTTGCAGACAACACCGTGGTAAAGTTAGTTGTTCCTCCAGAACCACCACCAGTACCAGATACAACCCTCAGTGCTTTATTGTCATGTGTCGCTACTTTTGTCCATCCAGTGGGAGCATTTGCTTGGAAGAAGAACTTCCTCGTTCCTGCTGGATACAACCAGTAAAAGGTGTTGATAGAATTTGCGGAATCTGCCAAATCAAACAAAATTCCTGTCGATGTTAGTCTCGCCATATTAATCGAAGTTGCACAGAATTACGTCAATATACTGTAATCTAAGATCAATACTTCCAGATCCACTTGCTGTAAAGTTAATGGATCCTGAGAACGGGTGTGAGTGTGCTTGTCCCAAACCTCCAGGAGAGTTGACTCCTCCTGTACTATTGCTACCAGGAGTTCTGAATGAACCTCCACCACTAGAAGCGTTTGCAGTACTACCAACTAGAGAGTTGTGAGTGTGGTCTGGAATCTCACTTACAGACAGAGAGTGACCACCAACCGTACCAGAAACTGGAACATTGGTACTGAACGATACCGTCAGATTTTGATTCGTATTGGGAAATACTGTGGTAAAAGAATTACCACCAGCACCAGAAGTTCCACCAAATCCAAAACCACCACCAGTTCCACTAACTAAACGCAATGCCTTATCATTATGTGCAGTTACCTTAGTCCATCCTGTAGGAGCACTTGCTTGATAGAAAACACTAACAGTGTTTTGTGCAAGAACAGAATACTTAGAACTTAATGACGTACCATCATCAAAAGTTATCCCCGTAGCGGTTAATGTTGCAGCCATCTCGCAATAATATTTCCTTTATTTACTTATTTATCAAGTACATTTAATCCAGAATCCATCATCAGTGAATTCCCAACCATCTGCAAGCACTGCTTGATAATTCTCATACTGTTCCTTCATTGCATCAGGAACAAAAGGTGGCCATTGATTCCTATAAAATTCTTGAGTCCACCCATCATTATATGATGACCGCGCATGAATATCATTCATGATGTCTGGGTAGATCCGACGACGTGGTTCATCACTACCCAATTCGCGTTCATAAACTGTCTTGCCACCATCAGGTGACTCATAGATTTTAGTCATTGCAACTTCCTTCCTTGATGTACTTCTTACGGCACCGTTTGAGATCCTTCAACTCTTCTTTAATACGTTGATATGACTCTTCAGGTGTAATTTTGCGTGCCATCTCCATAGCAATGATAACATCAATACGTGTACCAAAGTGCTTGAGTGCTTCTTCAAAACAGTTTAGTTCTTCATACATTGTTTAATGCCTCCAAAGATGATTCATAATCACGCTGGAAGATAGCAAGTCCTTCACGAGTCAGAACACTATCATACATTGCATCAAATACCTTACCAGGCATAGTTACAACATCAGCACCGTACATAAAGCAACGTGATACATGATGTGCATCACGAAGAGATGCTGCAAGCACCTGTGTCTTCATGCTATGAACTGTACGAGTAGTAGCAATAGCACGTACAAGCTCAACACCACTAAAAGAATTGTCATTGCAACGACCTACAAAAGGAGAGATGTAAGTTGCACCTGCCTTCATTGCCATACATGCCTGTGCAACAGAGAATACCAAAGTAACGTTTGTTTTAATATTTTTTCCTACAGATAGATGACGACAGACTTGCAAACCATCAGGAGTACA